CCGATGATGCACAGCCAGTGGCCACCACCTGATGGTGACTGATAGCTCGAATGGTGAAGGAACCCAGCGGGGACAGGCTTACCAGCGTCGATCTGTTTCTTGATCAGTGCTCGATTGCCATTGGTCCTGAACTGAGCTTTTACCCCATAGTGCTGCAATGCCTTGAGCTGCACTGCTGAATTGGTTGTATCCCCAATGGTGAACACTGTTTTGAGGTACTCGTCATCGGAGTGGATCACGCCTGGCTTGAGCGTCATTAGGAGCATTGCGCAGCTAGAGCTGAAACAAGTCCGTGATGCGTCGCGGTAGTTATCGCGTTGGCTTTGGTAGGGCGTTGGCAGTGGGTTGCGTGATGCTTGCTTACCTGCTTGGCTCCAGGTCTTGAACCATGCCTGCTCCCGATCCAATACCCCTGCAGGGATGACAGTCTCTAGCTCGGTGATGGCCGCGAGCTGATGGGGTTCGCCTTTGAAATACTTGAACAAATCCAGCAGCCTGATCGGCGCCTTGGTCACTTGCTTGACTCCAGCTTGGTGAGCCTGTTTTCGATTTGATTGATGCGTGGGTAAAGCTCCTGGCGGTCCTGCTTGATCTCCTCGCGCATGAGCGACACTTCGGATGCAATGTGCTCCACCGCTGCAGTCAGGCGCACAACGGCGATGGCCTCGCTTCGATCCCTGCGAAGGAAACCACCAACCGAGCTGGCAATAATTCCAATCGAGGCGCCAACAGCAGCAGCAATCAGCTCAATCACTTTCGTTTCTGGGAGCTAACTGCGCGAAGCACGGCGATCAGCAACTGACCCCAGCCGTTGGCCTTGATTTGCTTGATGAATGGCAATGTCTCTGAAACCGTCAGAGCCACCATCAATACGCCGCACACTGCCTGGAGTTGTTCGACCGTCATGGCTGAGGCTTGCGTTGCTTCAGGCTATGGAGCTGTGCCTACATTTTCCCCAGGGGTATTGCAGCACCATGGATCTAGGCAAGATGTTTGGCGCGGAGTTAGAGCAGGCCGCATCCCCACTGACCGGGAGGGTGGATGATGTGATCGCCAGGATCAAAAGGATTGAGATCCTGTTGGTGAGCATTGATGCAAGGCTGAAACAGCTCCAGCCACTGTTGGATCTGCTAAAGAAATTCAGGTTGCTTTAGCGATCCTGCCCGTCTAAATTCCCCGCTGATCCTTAGCCATTAGTGCCATCAGAGCCAAGCGTCACGGTCAAGTTGACGTAGCCACCTCTTAGGTGCTTCTCCTCAGGGGCCTCGATGTAGCGCCATTGCATGTTGCTGGGGGCAAGATTGGTTGAGGTGCTGTGGCCTGCCCAAATGATTGCTGGCAGCAGGAAGCTGCGGTATCCACCGCCTTGCTCTTGAAAGTGATTGCGGATCAGCGTTGCCTCTGCGTCGCTGAGGTATTCGTAGCTAAGTGTCAGCTCTTGATTCGTGGCGGTGGTTCCATGCCTAAAGCGGACAATTCCTGCGCTGATGCTCGGTTCTTCACTCAACGGGAACAAGCCAAAGTCATACGACCTGACGGCGGGCTCCAGCGCAGGGAAGGTGGCCATCAGTTCTGCAGTGTGATGGTGCTGGCCGCTACAGAGAAGGTCCCGGCGCTGCTAACTACGTCGCTGCCAAAATCGTTGTATGCAACCAGCTCATCAGCGCTCGAGGCACCACCACGGGACTTGTAGTAAACGCAGCCGCGCGCAGTGATGGTGCTGGTAGCCCAGGAGACGGCGCCAAACTGAATCGTCACTCTGTCGTTGGCCGTGTCCTTGGTGACGGTGACGGTTGATGTGGCACCGCCTGCGGTGTAGCCAGTGCCAGTGGCTTCGTTGGTTACGTCATCACGTTTATCGTGCACATCTTTATTAGGCGCATAGGTGGAGGTCACCAGCATCGCCTTGAAGGTATTGGAGTCAAAGTCGATATTGTTCCGTGCCATGTCGTCAATGGCTGAATTGAAAATCAGGGACGCCATAATCCTTTGCCGGTTCTGGCTTCAGGCTATGGATGGTATTTGTTACGCCCCAGAGGTTAGACCTTTGGTCAATGATCCAGTGCATAAAAAATTAAGCCTGCCTAAACCACACTGGCCACGCCTGCTGCAAAGGTCATGGTGATTGATCGCACCATCGGGGGCACTGTTGTGATTGATGCTCCAATGCTGAACTCAGCGCCATTGATATTGGCGCCTTCTGGCGGGATGGTCACCAGCTCAACGGATACGTCATGGCGTCCGCAGCCAACGTCCGTCACCTGGGGCTGGCTGGCATAGATCCAGCTGTAGCCAGTAGGCGTGAAACTGGCTGGGGTGCTCATTCCACTGAGCAGACCATTAGGGATAGCAAAGCTGGTGAACCGCCCCTGCTGGCCCAGGTAGTGGGTGCGGATGTTAAGCATCTGCGCCTCGGTAAGACCCAGAAACGTCAGGCGTAAACGCTGATCGAGCACCACGTTGCTGGTCCGCACGCGGGTTTGCAGGCCTTCAAGCGTGCCAATCTCCGAGTGCGGGTGCCTGCCAGGCGTGAAGCTGCGGCTTGATGGGGTGAGAGTAGGGAAGGTAGCCATCAGTCAAACCGCAAATTATTAGCCGATGTTGCATCTAATGCAGTCGTGCTGAATGAGAATGTAGTTGAGACATTGCCAAAACCAACAGTAGACGAACCTGCCTGGGTCCGCAAGCCTCTCCAAGCCACCGTGCCAGAAGGTGAACTTCCTCGACTCAGTAGCTCGATTGAATAGCCACTATTCAATCCGCAAACTACTTGCCCAAATCGTATCATTCGCATCCCCTGGATTCCGTAGAATGTGCCAACTACAACCGGCAAAGTCCCCGTGGTGGTGGTTGTGGCTGCAGCGCAACCTGATGCCAGCTTATACGCTTCTGTGACTTGAGCAGTTCTACTGACCGTCGTTGCACCAGTGGGGCTGTAGGAACCCGAGGCAGCAACCGTTTCAAGTCCTGGCTTAGGAGAATTAGGCGCAATAGTAGGCGTTGCCGCGGTTGGGATAGGCTCTCCGTAGCCGGTAGGCGATGAAGGCTCTGGGCATTCAATTTCAGCATAAACGCTATAATTAATATCGTTTATAACCATTGTATAAGTTGAAGTTGCCTGCGCCACAATCACCCTGCCGCTTGGTGCTGATGGATCATTTCTGTAGAATGTAACTCGCCCGCCTTCGCAGATTGCAGGTGCTGTCAACGTGTCGCCAACCTCTGGATTTGCAATGTCGCCATTGCTGGTGAGTGATGCGCTGGGGTCTGGTATTTGGTTGTTTAAACCATCGTCAGGGTTATCTACCGGAGGATCATCGAGTTCTGATTCCTCAATGGAATCAAAGTCAGATCCATAATCAGGGAAGAAATCATCTGTAAACGTTTCTTCAGGCACGCTGGTATCGCCTGAAGAGTTCACGTCACAGGTCACTCCTGTCAACCCAGTAGGCAACAGCAAGCCGCTCCCTACTGCCGCAGCAACTTCCTGTGCAACTACGCTTGCAAGACTTGCATCAACCGGAAAATGCGTCAGCTCGAGCTGCACCTCGCCAGTGATTGATTTGCCGATCCGATCCACCTCGTACAGATAATCATGCAGGCTAGTAGGACCAGTTGATGCCACACGCTCAAGGCGCACGCGCACCAGGTCGCCGCTGCCTAGCGTTTCATTGAAGGCATCAGGCCTGACACTAATCTGCAAACGATGCGATACATTGCGCCGCTTTGAAATGATGTAGGCCCCGATCTTTACTGCATGGTTTTCTGAGGAGCAGAACCCAGATAGATCATGCTGCTCATACGGACCATCAACAGCGGTGCCGGTGTAACGCACCTCAGCAGTTCGCATCACAGGGATGCCTAGATCATCCTGCTGCCGCCAGAGCACCGTGGCACAGAACGGTTTGCGATCTGCTAGTGGTGTGTAACTGATGCTGAAACTATTAGGGATTACGTGCTCTTCTGTAAAAGTGAATGCCCAGGTCACCGCTGTGGTTTTGATTGTGCCATCATTATTAGTTGGCACTAATGGCTTAATGGCTTCCTTGCCGCCGATGCGAGTCTGACGCAACAGGAAATAAGGCAGCGTATCGCCCACCCAATTCCGCAGGTTGGTGGATTTGTTGACTACACCATTGAACCAAAACCCATTGGCATTAGTGAAGGTTGCAGCAGCGAGCAGGCTGGTTGTGTCAATCTGCTCCTCGGGCACCTTTGAACTGTTGCGCAGCAGGTACAGCAGCAGATCCGCCACGTTGTTGCTGGGGCCAGTGATGCTATCCAGCAGCCGGGAAACGTAGACTCCACCACGAATAAAGCAATGAACCTGGCGGTTCCACTGATCAAACCCTGCTGGGATTGTGACCGTGAATGCCAGCGTGCTCAGTCCGTCATACGTTCCACTGGTGCCGCAATAGCTGGGTGCTTCTAGGTTGGGCGTGTTGTCAATGAAGTTGCCAGCCACGAAGGTGCCAGCGCGGCGGCTGTAGGTCTGGCTGAAACTCCCCACCCGGCAGCTGCGCTGAAATACATCCCTCACCTGGATCGAATCGATCTGTCCCTCACTGAGTACCAGGTGGTAGCTGGCGGTGATGTTGCTGGATGCGTCATCCGTAAACCTGGCCTCCGTCGCAACAGGGCTGATCAGCACACCACCAACACCACTGACGCGGCGGCAGAAGACAATCGGGATCGGCTCACCAATCACCGCACCACGCTGTTGGGTGTCAAGGTTTTCAGCCCCACTAGCGCCGCCCTCGATCAGTGGCGTTCCAACGATCCCGCCTTGGGCGATCAGAAATGCCAGTGGATCGCTGCTGGTAATGCTCATAACTTGCAGGGCGCTCCAACCAATCGCGTGGAGAAGGTGCGTGGCGGCACCTGTGCTCCTACTGGTGAGATGCTGCTGCCCAGTTGCATCTCGATAGAGGTGAAGCTGCCCTTCACTCCAACCACCTCGCCTAGGTAAGAAGCGATCAGCCTCTGAGCAGCCTGCGGAACGCTGTTGCCTAGCAGCGTGTCGAACTCATACAGCCGCAGCTCTGCCAGCCTGGCTTCGTTCAGAGCCTGGAGCACCACCTCCACCACGTTGGTAGTAGCTGGCAGCTGGATCGAGATTGAGGATTCAGATTGCACCTCGCCAGCGGTGATGCCATCAGCATCAAAGGGTTGATACGCCCAGGTGGCGCTCTCCCAGGTGACGCTGGTGTTGACGTAGTACGAATGCCACCGCTGGTAGGTCGTGCTACCTGAGAAGATGCGGAGGTATTGCGCCTGTGCCCTAGCCATTAGCGCACCCCTACGGCGTAGCGGCCTGCTGGTGTCCTAAGGCTGGAATAAATCCCATCAGCGGTCTTGCGCATGGCTTTCTCTAGATCAGCCATGGAGACGTATTGCTGGCCGCCTTGCTGCATTACTGGCCCAGTGGTGACATTGATCTGGGCATTGCCACCGACAAATCCACCATTGGCATAAGCAGGGATTGCAGCTGCTCCTCGAGCACCATTTAGATAGTTCATGGCAAAGGCTGCCGCCTTGCGCTCCGGCACGATGTACTCAGGGCCAGCCTCGCCAACCATTGCCAGGGTCGGGCCAGATACCACGCCACCTTTGGCAAAGGCTGGGACGTTCAGCGATGGGACAAACGGAATGTTGGGGCCCGGCAGGCGGTTGAAGGCACCGATCAGCCTGTTGACGTTTCGGCTTACAGAGTTGATCGCGTTTGCAATATAAAACAGCACATTGCGCATTGCGCCTTTGACTGTGTTGACAATGCCTAGGAATACGCCTCGCACCTTGTCACCAATGGCGCTCATTGCTCTGGGCAAGAATTCAACCATGGCTCGCCATGCGTTAGCGATTGGCGTGGTGACATTTGCCGCGAAGAATCTGGTGATGCCAGTCCAGGCATTTTGCACCCATTGAATCG